TGAAGAAAGGTCCAAATATCTCTCATGTTCTTTTCCTCGCTTTCATAAAAGTTTGTATATAAAAAGACGCCCATTTAATAGCGTCCTAATCATTATCTTTAATCCTTTTGTTTAATACGGTGCATAATACACATAGCCGCTTGCTTTGGCATAGAATCCGTCACCAGGAATATACATGGCACCGTCAAAGGTATCATACTCACTTGTTGTAAAACCTGGCTGTTCAACCCCCTCCCAGTACAGTCCATCGTTGGAGACGCAGAGCATACTCTCTTTTAATAGGGCAAACTTTCCCCAGTCCTCCATCCAGATGATGTTCCTTGGATTTGGAATGTTGTTATTGGCAAGATCCCCCACCCATGAAAGATTTGTTTCTGTAATCTGCGTAGCATCATCGCTCATCACGCAGAGCTTCACATAGTAAGTGTAATCGCCACCCACATTGGTGTAGTTGAACTTCATCACAAAGAGGACGTCATTCACAGACCGGATAAACATATACCGGGTGTCGTTCACATCCTCAGGTATGGTCGTGGCCCAAAGACCTGGACTGGCTGAGCTAGCTATTGCTATTGATTTATCTCCACCAACCACACCAACAAAGTTTCCTTTATGAGTAGTCAGGTATTTAAATATTGGGACGGAGGCACCATCAGATCCAACCAAGGTCCATGCAGTTCTTTCCTCTAAAGAATCAAAGCTGTAGTAGACCGGTGACTTGTAATACCACCAGCTGACGATTCCGGATCCTCTGGCCATATCATAAGCTCCGCAGGTCATGGCGTTATAGGCTCCAGGACAATACCCAGCATTATGCCAGGTGATACCGTCAAAGGATGCGATGACATTGGCAAGCCCCACAATCTTAGCTATAAACACACCATTCGCTGCATAGAGAATCTCCGGCTGACCATAGCTCCACCAAGGAACGCTAACAACGGTCCACTGCTTTGTTGTCTTGTTCCAGTAGGACATGTAGGGGGTCTTTGCATAATAAACTGCGATCTGCGCATTACCATTATCATAGACGTTAATCTGCTTCTCACTGCCATATTGGGTATAGCCAAAGTTGTTATAGTATTTCTTGGTCCAGCTCAGTGTTGGGATAGTGAAGAGTACTTCTCCACGTCCTCCGAAGGCTGTCCAGATGGCCAAGGTATTATTAAAAATGTGATCATAGCTCATGGATTCAACCCTCCTTTAAGCTTTCGTAACGCTGGTGATTCTTCCACCACTATCCACAGTGTAGTTATACGTTGCTGTTGTTCCATCTGCATATTCAATATAAAAACTCATCATATCCACTGTTAAAGTAGAGACTTCTTTTAAAAGAAGCTCCGAGAAAATGTTATCAAGGGTGATGCTTGTGATCCTTCCACCACTGTCGGTGGTGTATTGATACTGGGCATGATATTGATGGGTATCACCCTTCTCTACAGTGTAGGTCACATCAATGGTTGTTTCAGTCACCACTAGATCAGAGACGATGGTATAGGATACCCCTAAGTCATTCACCTGTGTTTGAATGTCATCCACTGAACTCCCCACACTAGAAAGGGAACTTTCTATCCGGTAGAAAGTATCTGAAATACTGGGTCTATACCGCCCTACCTCCACCCGGATGTTGTATCGATAAAATGGATTGTATTCCAGGGAGATGATTCTCGTCTTCACATTGATCCCCAAGGGATTAAATACAATCTGTACATTATCGCCCACTGCGAGGTTCAAAAGCTTAAAGAATGAGATGTCATAGGAAGAAGCATTCTCTCTGGAATCATGGGACACTGCCACATTAGTGACATTCCTTGAATCCATCACCGGGATGTAGTCGGTGCTTCCCCTATGATTTCTAATGTTGATGTTGTAACCATCATACTCAATCTCGCCACCAAGGATGGCAATGTACTGCATAAGGGCTGCCCTTCTTGATACTTCCTGATTGATCTTCATGGTGACATTCTCTGTATAGTCAACAACCCCTGCATTAAAAGGAGTTCCTGAAAGAACCTGAGCAAGTCCCACTGCTGGATCTCCTGTAAAATCAAACTCTGTGATGTTATACATCTCATGGTTAAGCACATAAGAGACGTGTTCGCAGATCACTGAGCAGATAGGAAGGCTGCCCTGAAGGCTCTTTGATATCTGTACTATTTCAAAATACTGATCATCCAGCTTTGCGATTTGTTTTACCTTAAGTGCCAGTGCTGATTTCGCCAGTACCGTGAATGATAGAGTGTACTCGCCTTCTAACGTTTCTCTAACATTGGCACTCATAACTTTCTTAATGCTTTGAAGCAAAGTACTACCCGCATAGATTTCAATCAAGGCTTATCCCTCCTCTCTGTTTTATGATCCTGCCACTCCAAGGTTCCTAACGGTGACGGTATTTTGATTCCACTGAAGCTGGGCTATGACTCTTGTTAGAATATTTCCGTCAATGGTAAGTGGGATGGTCACATCAAAGACTGCACCTTCAGATCCACCTAGACTTCCTGAGACTTGAGAATTTAAATCCAAATTAAAGTCTGTAGGAATAGCTCCTTGAATATCCTTTTCAACACCGCTCATGGCTTCAGTGAAACCTTCTCCGATACCTTCACTCATGTTGGCACCTATCCCAGCAAAGACTTTAGAAGGAGAACGTATGCCTAGAACACCTTTGACTCCTTTAACAATGCCACTGACCATGCTATCGACTTTTCCTTTCAACCAGCCAATCATGGATGAAATACCATCCCACAACCCTCTGGCCATGTTCCTTCCCACATCATTCATAGAAGGGACCGCTCTGGCAAGTCCCGTCACAATGGCTGCAATAATCTGTGGTAGCTGTGCCACTAGCTGAGGAACCGCCCGGATAAGTCCTGCCGCCAGCTGAATGGTCAACTGGACACCCATTTCAATAATTTTGGGTAGGTTATTTGTTATAAAAGAGATGATTCCATTGATAATCTGCGGTAAAGCATCAATAAGTGTCGGCAGGGAATTTAATATTCCAGTAGCCAGTCCTTGAACGAGCTGAAATGCAGCGTTTAATATCTGATCCATATTGGCAATCAGCGTTTCTACAATCAGAATGATAGCTTGGACAATAGATGGAATAAGCTCGGGCAGAGCTATCCCTATCCCCTCAACCAGTGTGGTTACCAGTAGGATTGCAGCGTCAATCAAAAGTGGAAGATTCTCAATAAGCGCTCCTACTATGGTCATCACCGCATCTACTGCAGCTGGGATCAACTCTGGAAGCAAGCTGAGTAATGTCTCAAGAACCTGACCAAAAAGGTCTGTTACAGTACTTAAAAGCACCGGTAACAGTTCAGCAAGTGCCACCAAAATAGCATCCATAGCAGGAGGTAGTGCGGTTACAATATTTTCAATGATTGGCACGATATTCTTCACCACTGATTGAAAGGCATCCACTAGATTCTCTGTAAGATTTGTCATGTCTGCATTGGCATTTCCAAGCCCTGCTGTAAACGAACCAAGAGCCGCTTGTAAAAGGCCAATGGAACCTGTAACCGTCTCTGTCGACTCACGTGCGAAGTTTCCAGCATATTGTTCTGTGTTTTCAAAGAACATTTGCATGGCTACCTCAGCTTTCTCAGCTTGAGTAGCAGTGGCCCAAGTAAAATCAAGCCCTTTGGCAAGAGCATAAGCTTCTACATTGGTAGCATTCATAGCTACACCCAGGTTATCCATCATGGTAAAGTTACCCTTTGCAGCACCAGCAACAGAATCGAGGGCAACCTGCATGTCGATACCCATAACGGATGCCATATCGGCAGCTCGTTGCATGGCCTTTTCCGTCAATTCTAAGCTTTTTTGCTGTTCAAGACCGGAACCTTGAAACAAGGCTCCCATCTTATTGGCTGTAGCCAGATAATCACTTTGGGATACGCCTAGGTTTTTATAGGCTTCTTCTCCAGTTTTTTGAATAGAAGCTGCATACTCACCAAATACAGCCTCCGAGCCACCAAGGTTCTGTTCCAACTCACCAAACTGCTGAACAACTTCTTTTCCAATTTTAATTGCCGCAGCGCCTGCCGCCACAGCGACAGATCCCATTGCCACACCAATGCCCTTAAGGATTCCACCCATTTTGTCAAATCTGCCACCTGCATCATCTGCAGCTTCGCCAGACCTTTTTAGTTCATCACCTAAATCTTCAGCACTGGCTGCAGAACTCTCAAGTTCTTGCTCCATCTTGTTTAGATCCGCATTGGCATTATTCAGTTGAATCTGCCAGGCTTTAGTTCTTTTATCATTCTCCCCAAAGGACTCAGCAGCATTTTTCAGTGCAGATTCCAGTGTGCTGATTTTATTTTTCTGGGCATCAATCTCTTTATTTAGAACTTCATTTCTAGCAGTCACTGCTTGTAGCGATTTATCTTGTTTATCGAACTGGGATGTGACCAGGTTCATCTCAGACCCAAGTACCTTAAAGCTTTGGTTGATATCCCTTAATGCGTTCTTAAATTCCCGCTCCCCTTCAATTCCCAACTTGAACCCAAATGAATCAGACAATCGCCTCACCTCCTCCTTCAGGGCATTAAAAAAGACACCTATTTACGGTGTCAGCGTAATCTTATCCTTTTATAGAAACTCAGGAATAACATCGTCGATGTAGTATTCCTTTCTTGGTTTTGAGATACCAATAAACTGTTTATGGCATTCCCAAAGGTCCATCAA